ATGCTTCATCTAATGGCCAATATCCTTGTATGTTTCCACTTTGTGGATAATCTGTGTAATTTGCCATTATGACTCCTCATCAGTCCACAGCAATTCCCATTTGCTTCTTGTCGAACTATACATATACATCATCATTAATGTTTTGTTTGCTACTGTAGTAGTAGGATTATCAGGAGTATATGGGTCATCATATATAGCATTATATGTTAAAGCTCTTGCAGTACCATTATCAGTAACAGATATAAATAACATATCTCCATTTACTGGTGTCCCACTAGGTGCTGAAAATAATGCGTTCCCCGCCAAAGCTGTGAGCTCATACATTGTTTTCCTCGAAGCTCTTGCAGGATTAGGTGTAGTATCGGAAGCTAGTGATGTAACTATTATAGATTGTTCTTTGTTTAAATTTGACGCTGTTATCTTCTTTGTAGCAGGACTCCCAGCAGGGTCATCTACTATTACAAGCACATCACTATCATCTGGCGCTGCTGCTAATTCTGTTAAAGCCGTAATTTTTTGATCAGCCATTTTAACCTCCTAAGTTTCGCTTTGGACTGTCAATTCATAGGTAAACTCTATTGAGTCTCCATTTACGACATTGATCGCACTAAAAACTGATCTATCCATAAGTATTCCGTCAGTTTGTGCTGAAACATAAGCCTCGTTGAATATACCATGTTCAGTTACTGCTAGTGTAGAAGTATATGATATTGTAGCAACTGACCTGTATATTTCAGCACTAGCACCCTCTGTTTGTGTACCAACTTCTCTTGCAGTACCAATAGGTGTCTCTAATTGAGTATCAGTTTTATTCTCTGCTGTAGTACCAGTGCCAGATAAGTGATATTTAAAATCACCTATAGCAGAAGTCTCAGCCTGTAGCTGGTCTACTAGAAATTCCACAAATTCATCGGTAACTTTTCTATCACAGACAATACCAAAATCATACCTCTCGCCATCCCGAATTAAAACTGCCCCAAGTTGAGCTTTAATAGAACCTTTAGAAGATATAGTTCTTTTAAGTTTTCTTTTAGCTTCTTTGTCCAATGCAGTCTCTTGTACAATACCCTCTTTAATCTGATACTCTTTGTAAGCTTCTCTCCATATTTCTATCCAATCTCTATAGAAACTCTGTAACTTATCAGGTACTATCATCAAGGCTTTATTTACAAGTCTCATTCTCCGCCTATGCTGTGCCTCTTTTTTTAGCTTTACGTCTATCATCTTTTACCTTTCCTTTCAGTATTAATTTTTTTTCAAATCTCTTTTTGCCTTTCCTTAAAACTCTAGCTGTTAAGCTTCCACCTACCGTTAAATTTCCCTCAACCCTTTTTGTTTCTATTCCCATACTTCCTCCCTAGAGATAGAATTTACGAAAGTTGACATTGACATCAACATCTATTGTAGCGTCATCTGAACCAATCTGTAATTCGTTGACGCCAGTATTCAGTAATATAAAATCAGCTTCACCATCGCCACCATCTCCAAAACCTGCCGGACTATCTGAACCATTAAACTTTATTGTCATTGCCCTGCTGTCCAGTTCTAATGTATTTGTATTAGCAAAAGATTTCTCAATATCAAATCTGTTATCTGTAAGACTGTTATTCTTTAAATAAATATGTGTTTGTGCCTGATTAAAGGTAATCGTAATTACAGGGTACACCGGGTACTGCCCATTATTTGTAATCTCCCAAGTATGATCTAAAGATGTTATCCCAGTCTCATTATCATCATCTGCTGTTACTGCTATACCTAAGGGATCTGTTAAACAGGTAAAAAATAATCTCATAAGTGATCGTGTCTGCTGCCTAAGTAATACAGTAGGTTTAATATGCTGTGCTAGAAAGTACCTATCAGTCTGGTTATTAAATATTAATTGTGCATCTTCCTCAGAATACAGGAATGCCGGGAAAGCTTCTATTACTGTAATCAGATCAGATACGCTAGTACCCTCAAGATATCCCTCAATAGTTATATCTCTTTTGGTGAACTTCTTCTCTAATTGTGTAAGCCCTAAAGTCTTTGGTATATCGATTATAGTTTCTTTTTGTGTTGCAAGTGGAGGATTAATAATCCGGGTAGTATGGAAATTATATGTCAAAGCACTTATTGAATTAAATGTAAAATCTAAACTCATATTATACTTACCCCCAAACCTCTTGTCTTAATATCCTGCTTATCTTTCAAAGCCTCTGCTATCTTATCAACATCAGCCTCTTCTCTTACAATTAATTGCTCAATTATAAAAGTATTTTCTATAGTACTATTACCTACTTGATTTAATGGAGTAACCCTGGCACCTTTGGGCAAGTCAACAATCTCTCTGCCACGTTCACCGACTACTGCTAAACCGCCCTCTGAAATTCCACCATCTGCAAAGTGAGGCAGATTGAATGAGGGTAGATTTATCCCTCCAAAATTCAACCTTGAAGCTAATCTATTTATACTATTTATTATTGAATTGATTAAACTTTCTATTTTAGTCTTAATGCTATCTATAATGCCTTTGATACTATTAGTGATAGAACTTAATTTACTTTTTAAAATATTCCACTCTTCGATAAAAGAGTTTTTGAAATTTATTGTTAGGCTGATAACATTTTTCCAAAGATTAGCAAAGAAGTTTTTAATATTAATACCCCAGTTTCTTATCATAGCCAGAGTTCTATTTTCCCATTCATCAACAATACTAATAAGATTTTGCCACATTGTATTTTGTGCCTCGCCAGTTTCATTGAATCTTAACATTTCATCCCTTGTCATAGTCAGCGCTGTACCAATAGAAACTTGTTTGTCTACTACTGCTTGGAATATAGGAAGTGATTCTTCAATAGTTCTTGCAAATCCAAAATATCCTGAAGCTCCTCTTGCTGTTAGTTTTGCCCATTTATTTTCTAATGTATCTGAATAATTAGCTAACTTTTTTTGTGCTATAAGTATTGCTGCAAGTGCTGCACCTACTAAAGTAAAACTACTTAAGGCCGCTGCTCCTGTCCCTGCTCCACCTGCTAAGCCTTTACCAAATAATCCTCCTAGTTTTCCAAGTGGACCAATTAGTGATGACACTACTCTAACAAGCGGTCCCAAAATCATTAAAGCTGGCCCGGCTGCTATTGCAATACCAGCTAATTTAGTTATAAAAGCCTGCATTTTAGGGTCTAAGTCTGCAAACTTTTCAGCACCACTTCCTATACTTTCAATAAACTCCTGTAGCTGTGGCATTAAAGTTTCAATAAGCCCGGGCATTATCTCTGCTAAAGTTTCAAGTACAGGAGCTAAAGACTCTAATAAATCCCCTAATGCCGGGATAACATCATTCATTAAAACTGGTTCTAACTTTTTAAAAAATGCTAGTCCTAATTCGATAGCCTTAGCTTTAAGCAACCCTAATTGTGCCGACATACTCTCCATTTGATTATCAGCTATCTCTTGTGTAACTCCACCAGCACTTCTTAAACCCTCTTCATATCCCCTCATTGCATCGCCTGTGTCTAAAAGAAGTTGAATATTTTTAACAGAGCGTTCCTGAAAACCTAACATCATGAGAGTTGCTTTTTTCTGTTCATCTGACATACCGTCTAAAAGTCCAGACAGATCATCAACTATATCAGCCATATTCCTCATATTGCCATCAGCATCAAATACGGATACTCCCATTTCATCAAATATATCTTTATTTTCTAATGCAGCTTTCTGTAAGTCTCTAAATACAATAGCAAGGCTTGAGCCTGCCGCTGCACCTTTAAGTCCTTGGTCTGCAAATACTGCAAGTACTGCAACGCCCTCCTCGATATCTTTATTAACAAGTCTTATTGCCGCTGCTGCATCGTTTGTTAGACTTTCGCTGAACTGTTGTACTGTAGCATTTGCCAATGTGTTTGCTTTTACCAAAACATCAGATACTCTTACCATATTTTCCATGTTAGCGACTACATCATCCCTGATAGTCATCCCTAAAGCTGATTGAGCGTCTGTCAGTAAGTCAGTAGCAAGTGCCATATCGAAATTGCCAGCCTGTGCAAATTGTGCAACTTTTGGGAGT